TTTTATAAGTTACTTGTCAACCGTTTTTTTTCCTTTCGCCTTCTAAAATTCGTTTGCGAAGATCAGAAGAACTAAATCTATGGTGTCTTTTATTGAAGTAGAGACGAATTCCCTTTCTCTTACATATTTCTCTCCCGGTGAAATCCTGATTTTTGTATTCTTCGCCAAGAATCCTAACATCGACTGGAAACATTTCCATTATATCTTCCAGATCTTTTTCTGTTTCATATGTGATAATTTCATCTACATATGAAATTGCAGATAGTTGAACATGCCGCTCAACAAGAGTCTGTATGGGTTTATTTTTCTGTGGTCTATCCTTTGTTGGATCTGTCTGTAATGCACAAATCAGATGATTGCATTGTGTTTTTGCTTCTCTTAGCATCATTACATGACCCGCATGGAGCAAATCAAAACATGATGTAACAAGACCTATTTCTTTCATATCATTCATTTCCATTTCTTGCAAATATCCCCGATTGCGCCAACCCTTGCTTTGAACATTTGCTGCCTGATTTTTTCGCCGTTGGTTTCATATTCGGTTAATACATCATAAAATCTAACAGATTGATAAGCATGAAAACATTCGGTTAATTTGGTTAGATGATCCCATTGATTATCCTCACTGCCCAAGCGTCCGCGTTCATCACACATACCCACACAATATAATACGGTCACAGAATGCGTATCGTTCAATGCTCTCATATCATCAAACATCTTGACAAAAGTTTTGGCGTTCAACTGATCCAGTTTGTGGCAGTACATGTGGTATCTTGTTGCTTTCATTGCACGGTCGCGGATCTTTGCAGGTACACGAAGGCGATTTGAAAATTCCTGGACTACCTTAACACCCTTCACATCATGCCCGTAGTGCTTGGGAAGTTGATCACGCGGCGTGATTCCTTTGCCCAAATCGTGAACAAGACAAGCATAGCGTATTTCTAGCGGAAATTCAAACTTAGCGGATTGTGTAAGAACCAACATAGTGTGTTCATATGCATCGCCCTCAGGGTGCCAGCGACGTGATTCCAACGCTGTTTTCAAGCGATAGATTTCAGGAAAAACAACTTGAAGTGCATCGCATTCCAAAAGAGTGTCAAAGAAAAGACGCGGATAATCTTCCATCAAGGCACGGCTCATCTCTTTCCAAACACGTTCGGGATTTAATTCATCAAGAACACCTTTTTTCGCCATGTAATGGATAAGTTCTTTTGTTTCTTGTGCGACAGTCCACTCTGAACCAAACCGAGCACGGAAACGAGCAACACGCAAAACACGAACAGGATCTTCTTGAAATGCATCTGAAGTGTGTCGCAGAACCTTATTTTCCAAGTCATCCTGACCATTGAAAGGATCAATATATGAAGCGTATCCACCAACATCATATGCAATAGAGTTGATAGTTAAGTCACGGCGACTCAAATCATCTTCAAGTGTAACATCAACACCAAATTCAGACTCGAAACCTAGATAACCAGTTCCAGTCTTCTTTTCGCGACGTGCAAGCGCATATTCATCACCAGATTCATTTAAGAAAACAGGAAAGTCAGCACCGACCTGAGAAAACCCATTGGAAATCATTTGCTCTGGTGTTGAACCAACAACAACATAATCATGGTCTTGTGATTCTACCCCCATCAACATGTCACGGACCGCACCGCCTACCAAGTAAAATTTTTCCATTTTATTTCCTTTATTAAAACGAGCGACAAACTTGCGATCTTCGCCGTAAGTGTCGAAGTCTTTTTTAACGAAGTTGGTCATTGTTTGATTCTCTGTATTTATAATTAAAACATAAACCATGTTGCAGTTCGTGTCAACCACATTTTTTTATAAATAGTACATATAAACGAGGATTTTTCATGATCACAAATTATCTTTCACCGTTAGAGTTCAGAATACTTGTCCAGAGGTTGCCCAACGTATCATTTTTCACTCAAAGAGTGTCGATACCGGATATTTCTGCGAGTGGCATAGACCAGGCAACTCCGCTCAATAGAATATATCAGCAACCAAACAGCCTGACATACTCCACATTGGATCTCAATTTTATACTTGATGAAGAAATGAACAATTATTTGGAAATGTTCAATTGGCTAAAAGGTATTACATCCCCTGAAAATTACGAACAGTTTAATAGACAGAAGGATTCTGAGTTTGGGCTTTATTCGGATATAACAGTGACGATTCTGAATAGCCACAAGAATCCAAAAATTGAATTTACATATAAGAATTGCTTTCCGATATCTCTTTCGTCTGTGCAGATGGATACGACACAACCAGATATCACATACCCAGAGGCAACCGCAACATTTCAGTACGATTATTTTGATGTTAATATTTTAAAATAAATTTTGAATAGGATACTTTATTATGACGCTTGAAGAATTAAATAAACTATGGTCAGAAGATTCTACCATTGATGATACAAACTTGGGCCGCGAGGCAACAAAAATACCGCAACTCCATAACAAATATTATAATATATTTGTGAAAGAAATGTTACGTGTTAAAAAGTTGAGGTCTGAACTGAAAGAATTAGAGCAAGATAAATATGAATATTACACGGGCACCATGGCCCCTGAAGATCTCAAAAAGAGAGGATGGAGTCCGAATCCGCTAAAAATAATGAAATCCGAAGTAAACAGATTCATTGAAAGTGATAAAGATATTATTAATATAAGCCTAAAAATTGATTATCATTCTGAGATAGCCAAGTATCTAGAAGATATAGTAAAGCAAATAAATAATAGAAACTTCATCATTCGCTCGGCTATTGACTGGGCCAAATTTCAATCTGGTGGTATTTAATAATGAATGATATAATTACACTTCAAAAAGAAAACGAAGTGCACATGAGAGTAGTGACAGATCCTGGTATTGCAAGAGAACTTGTAGAATATTTTTCTTTTAGACCACCTGGATATCAATTTGTACCTTCATATAAAAATAAAGTCTGGGATGGGTATATCCGGCTTTTCAATCCATTCAAGCCATTTTTGTATATAGGATTGATTTCTTATATTGATAAATTCTGCAAGGATAGGGATTATACACTAAAAATCGAGGATGGACTTGCAGACATAGAACCTATTGCCGATGATTATGTAGAAGAATTGGCAAACGAAATAGGGACTAAATTTAAGCCAAGAGATTATCAGATTCAATATGTTCTAAATGCTCTGCGTACAGGAAGATCATTATCGCTGAGCCCGACAAGTTCTGGAAAGTCCTTCATAATTTATCTGATTCAGCAACATTATTATAGAACTTTCCAGCATCGTACGCTTATCATCGTACCTACAATTTCTCTTGTTGAGCAGATGGCAGGCGATTTTATAGATTACGGATGTAACCCTGATTTGATTTACAAGATTAAGGGTGGGGTTGATAAAAATACAGACTCGCCTATAGTAATCTCTACATGGCATTCTTTGGTGAAACTTCCTAAGGAATGGTTTGATCAGTTCAGAGTTGTTCTTGGAGATGAAGCGCACTTATTTCAGGCAAAATCGCTTACAAAAATAATGGAGAAACTGTCAGAAGCACCATATAGACACGGATTTACAGGCACAATTTCATCCGATTCAAAGGTGCATAAACTAGTTCTCGAAGGCGTTTTCGGTCCTGTAAAGAAATATGTCAGCACAAAACAGTTGATGGATGAAGGTTCAGTTGCAGATTTCAAAGTGAAAGGATTGGTTTTATCTTATCCATCTTCTGAGAGAGAACAATTTAAGAAAGAACTGAAGGAGAAAAAGAAAAAGAATCCCAACGCAAAAGGAATCGCATATACAGCCGAGCGTGAATTTTTGTTTAAAAATGAAAAACGGAATGCCTTCCTGAAAAATCTTGTACATTCGTTGGACAATCAAAATAACCTGATTCTTTTTGACCAAATTGAAAATCACGGTGATGTATTAGAACCATTGCTTCGCAAAGAAGGAAGAATCCTTCACTATGTTCATGGCGGTGTGTCTGGCGAGGATAGAGAATCTGTTCGGCATCAAATTGAAAATGATAACACAAATATGATAAAATTGTGGTTTGGTTCAGTGTCACTAAATATAAAAGAAACAGAAGATATACCTTTGACAAATGGCCAAATAATAAAGGCAACAGAGGTTACTGAAAAGCACGATATACTTGACACCTGGATTCAAAACAGACTAAATGAATAAATAGTATTATACAGTTAAAACAGAGAATACAATGAAACCTACCAAAGTAGAAAAAACTATTATAGAAAATAAGAGGCATGATATTTTAGCCTCATTCGGGGTTTTTTCTACTGGAGTATCAATCAAGCGCATAGACAATGCTATCTTTGCGTCAAGTTATAAAGGTGAGATTAAGGTTCTTCAGTCAATAGGCAGAACACTTAGAAAGGGAAATGGATCAGATAAGGCAATTCTTTATGATATATCTGATGATTTATCCTTCGGCTCATTCAATAATTATACATTAAAACACTTTAGAAAAAGAATAGACATATATTCCTCTGAACAATTCCCCTTTAAAGTATACAATGTTGATTTATAATATCAGGTAAACCTTTAATTGTTTATTGATGATAATCAAATTATAATATAGACCACAACACGTGTCAACCAGAAAATTCAGTTTTTTGAAACTTTTTTGGTTGACATTTTTGTATGCTAATTATATAAATTACATATTACACACAAATAATTCATAAAAAGGTAAAGAACAAATGGCAGGTAAAAGACGTGTAAAAAGAAATTATGTGAATAATCCAGATTTTTTAGAAGCCCTAGTAGCCTATAAGAAGAAATGCAAGGAAGCCGAAGACTCCGGGGAGGAACTCCCGGTGGTACCTAATTATATAGGTGACTGTATTTTTCAGATTGCAAATAGACTTGCAAGCAGACCAAATTTCTCAGGCTATTCTTATAAAGAAGATATGATTATGGACGGCATTGAAAACTGTCTATTATACATCAATAATTTTGATCATGAGAAATCTCAAAATCCCTTTGCATATTTCACACAAATAATATGGTTTGCATTTCTAAGACGTATTCAAAAAGAAAAGAAGCAGTTGTATGCAAAGTATAAGTCATCACAGGAAATGTTATCTATGAGTGACACCTATGTGGGTGGTGGCGAAGTTGGTCTTAGTTTAAATACGAATGCTGACTATATAAACAGTTTTATCGAAGATTTTGAAACGAAAATGAACGAGAAAAAGAATAAAGATGTAGATAATCCAGAGAGTGCTAAATGAAATTAGCAATAATAACTGACACACACTTCGGTACTAGAGGCGATTCTCAGATATTTTTAAAAAATCAAGAGAAATTCTATGAAGAAATATTTTTCCCTTATCTGGACGACCACGACATAAAAACAGTTCTTCATCTGGGTGATACATTTGATAGAAGGAAATATATTAATTTTGTGACTCTGAGGGAGACTAAAAGATTCTTTTTCGATGAGATATCTAAAAGATCCATTGATTATCACATGATAACTGGTAATCACGACACATTCTTTACTAACATAAATGATGTGAACTCGATTGATTTGCTGTTGAGAGAATATGAAAATTTTAATATCTATCAAGATGATTCTGTCGATTTGCAGTTCGGCGGTACTAAAATTACGATGGTGCCGTGGATAAACAGAACAAATTCAGATAGAATTTTAGAGAAAATATCCAAATGCAATTCACATATATTGGCTGGGCACTTTCAAATAAAAGGTTTCGAGATGAATAAAGGATCCGTTGCGACTCACGGACTTGACAAGGATATTTTCAAATCCTTTGAAGCTGTTTATTCAGGCCATTTTCATCATCCCTCTGAATACAATAATATAAAATACTTGGGCGCGCCCTATGAAATGACTTGGATAGATCATGCAGGTAAGAGAGGCTTTCACATCCTCGACTGCAAAACAAGGTCATTAAAACACATACAGAACCCGCACAGAATATTCTTTAAGATTGAATATGATGATACTGATATGACAATCGAGGATGTTGCCAATCTTGATACGTCCATGTTAAAAGATACATATATAAAACTCATAGTAAAGAATAAAACCAATCCTTA